GCATTCACCGCGCAATTAAAAACACTCACAGAACCTTACAGAAAGTCGAACCTGAGAAAAACCGTTAATGGTGTTTTCTGTGGGGCGGTTATTTCTGGTGAACAGGTTCGCTTTTCTATAAGGATTTACACCATGAGCAAATCATTAGTTTTCAAAGGTAATGAAATTACTCCATTTGATAATGGTGATAATAAGATTTGGTTTACCAGCTCTCAGATGGCTAAGCTACTCGAATACAAAAATGAGAAGTCAGTAACCAATCTATATAACGCCAACAAAGACGAGTTTTCTGATGATATGACAATGGTCACTGAAACAATGACCAATGGAATAAACAACAACTTACGTAAGAAAAAGGTCAGGATCTTCTCTGTTAGAGGTGCACATCTAATCGGAATGTTAGCTAATACAGATGTAGCGAAATCCTTGCGTCGATGGTTACTTGATCTAGCTGAAAAAGAGTCAAAACCACAAACAGGGTTAGCAAACCTTGACATGAATGAGCTTAAAACCCTGACTATCAATGAGATGCAAAATAGATTAGTAGCAGCCGATAACTGGTCGTTCGAGAACTTTGGCAGGAAAGGTAGTGACTTAATGAATTTACGCAAGCGTCACTTAAAGAAAATACGCAAAGCGAAGAAGGCAATTAAAGAACTATCACAATTAACCTTACCTGATATGGGCGAATTTCCAGATGGAGAAGAGCCGGCATGAACCACGAACAATTTATAGAGCAGAACGTACTAGCCGAGTTAAAAAAGCTCGGCTTTTCTTTGCCTGTTTGTCGTAGAGCAAGTTACATGGCGGTAGATCATTATCGCCGAAGCTCTCAAGCAAGTAGAAAAGGACGAATGTTTGACGACTGCTTACATATTGCCAAAGTGTGGGCAAGTAAGTTTGCTAAGGAGAAAGTATGACCAAACAAGAAAAAGCAAACTTATCCATTCTCTATCGTCAATTACAGCAATCACTTGAATACCTAAATTGTGGCAGAGTTAATGATGGCAGGATAGTTGCTGAAATCGTCGAGCGAGAGTTAGGCAAGTTAGTCAACAAACAGAAAACCAAATAGGCCCTAGTGGCCTTTTTTATTGGGTGGAATATGAAAAATTACAACATAGACGCCAAGAGCACAGGTGCTGTAACGAAGGTGGATATAACTAATGGCAACTTGAAGGCTTGTTTGTGTCAGGCTGGAAATGTTAGAAAAATCATCGTTACTGGTCGTGGAAATGCTCGTCAAATCAAAACTATTGCTAAAGCATTTCATGATGTATTGAAAGAAGGCTCGAATTCATGTCAGAAAAATATCACGTAATAGCAACTAAGAAAGACGGCACCACATACGAAGGCGTGATGACCACTAAAGAGCCTCGTGTGACTAATGGGTTAATCGGTATCGCATCACTCGATGGTTCATGGGTATACATATCACCTGATGAGATTAGTGATATTAAATATGTTCCAGTGGTTGAACAGTAAATATTAAGGGAAGGGTATGGGACAACAATCTAAACAGGTTGGTTGCCCTAGCAAGCTGACTAATGAGCTAATCGCTAAGGCAAAGGAATACCTGTACGGCGGTTACAAAGAAAATGAAGGTCAGGTTATACCTAGTATTGCAGGTTTGGCGTGTTATTTGGGAATAGCTCGTTCAACTGTTTATGAGTACGGAAAGCAAGATAGTGATCTAGGTCGTGAGTTTTCGGACACGTTAGACGGAATTATGGCATTTCAGGAAATGAAGCTAATTAATAGCGGATTGACTGGTGACTTTAATGCAACAATCACAAAACTAATGCTGGCTAATCACGGGTACTCTGAGAAGCAAGAAGTTGATCACACCTCATCTGATAATTCGATGTCGCCAACAAAAATAGTTCTGGTTGCCGGAGGTGACAATGACGGTAGCGAGGATTGAAATACCACCTAAATTAATTCCAGTTTTTGAAGGTAATTATCGCTATCGCTGCTCACATGGTGGGCGCGGTTCCGCAAAGACGAGAACATTTGCATTAATGACGGCTATTCGTGGCTACATGGCTGCAATGAATGGTCAATCTGGCGTAATACTTTGCGCTCGTGAATACATGAACTCGTTAGAAGAATCATCAATGGAAGAGGTAAAGCAGGCGATTAGGTCCGTGCCTTGGTTAAATGATTTCTATGAACTCGGTGAGAAATATATCCGCACAAAATGTCGCTCTGTCAATTATGTGTTTGCAGGGTTACGACATAACTTAGATAGCATTAAGTCTAAAGCGAGAATATTAATTGCTTGGGTTGATGAAGCTGAATCAGTATCAGAAATAGCATGGACTAAATTAACACCCACCGTTCGTGAAGCTGGATCTGAAATATGGGTGACATGGAACCCAGAAAGAGACGGTAGCGCTACTGATAAACGATTTAGAAAGAATCCTCCTGATAATGCCGTTGTTGTTGAGATGAACTACGGAGATAACCCGTGGTTTCCATCAGTGCTTGAAGAAGAGCGATTAAGTGATCAGGAAAGACTGGACTCTGCTACTTACGCATGGATTTGGGAAGGCGCTTATCTTGAAAACTCCGATAAGCAGGTATTAGCAAATAAATACGTTGTTAAATCGTTCCCTGATGATTTATGGCAGAAAGCAGACAGACTACTATTCGGTGCAGACTTCGGCTTTGCTAAAGACCCAAATACATTACTACGTCAGTTCATTTTAAACGACTGCTTGTACATCGAGTATGAGGCATACGGAATAGGTGTTGAGCTTGACCACATGCCAGCGTTTTACGACAAGATACCTGAATCTCGCAAGTGGCCAATTAAAGCAGACTCAGCACGACCTGAAACAATCAGCTATTTAAAGCGCCAAGGTTTCAATATCTCTGCAGCTAAAAAATGGCAAGGTAGCGTAGAAGATGGCATTACACATCTACGCGGATTCAAGCAAATAATCATTCATCCTCGCTGTAAAGAAACAGCAAAAGAAGCCCGTCTTTACTCGTATAAAACAGACCGGATCACAGGTGAGGTTCTTCCCATTATTGAGGATAAGAACAACCACTGCTGGGATGCGGTTAGATATGGTCTTGATGGGTATATCACACAAAAATCAAATGCAGGCCTATTGGTTCCAAAACGATTACTGAGGCGATAATGCAAGAAAACATGAAACTAGCCGTCAATCACATGGTGAGTGACGCGATAGCTCGTGCCCGTATGGCTTTGGTTAATCCAACCATGGGGCTTGATGCGAAGCGATCATCTGCTTGGTGTGAATACGGATTCAAACAAGATTTAACCTTTGAGGATTTATATAAACTATTTCGCCGTGGTGGGATTGCCTTTGGTGGGGTAACAAAACTCGTAGGTAATTGCTGGAAAACATCACCTCAAGTGATTGAGGGTGACAAAGCAGATAAATACAAGAAAGAAACAACTTGGGAAGCTTCATTTAAAAAGTACGTGAATAAACGTATCTGGAAAGCGTTCAAAGAAGCAGATCAGAAGCGTCTTGTTGGTCGTTATGCGGGTTTAATTCTTCATATCAATGATAGTGGAAAGTGGCATGAGCCTGTAACGAAGTCAAAGTTACTTAAAAAGGCAACGCCAGCATGGGCGAATGCAATTAAGCCTACTGATTGGGTGACGGATATTAATTCTCCTAATTACGGTCAACCTAGCATGTGGCAGTACACGGAGACGCTACCAAATGGCGGGACTAGAAATATCAATATTCATCCGGATAGGATTTTCATTCTAGGTGATTATTCAGTTGACGCTATCGGCTTTCTTGAGCCTGCCTATAACGCCTTTGTAAGTCTTGAAAAGGTTGAGGGGGGTTCTGGTGAGTCATTCCTTAAAAACGCAGCAAGACAGCTAAATATCAACTACGACAAAGAGTCTAGGTTAGATGAAATAGCGAGAATGTACGGCGTTGATGTCTCTGGCTTGCAGGAAATATATAACGAAGTTGCCAGAGAAATTAACATCGGTAACGATTCGGTTCTTGTTACTCAAGGGGCTAACGTTTCACCACTGGTTAGTGCTGTATCAGATCCGACACCAACCTATATGGTTAACCTACAAACAGCATCTTCAGCGCTTGATATCCCTGCAAGGATACTTGCAATGACTCAAACAGGAGAGCGCGCCAGTACAGAGGATAACCGGTATTTCAATTCACGATGCCAATCGCGCAGAGAAAGCGAGCTCGCTTTTGAGATAGAGGACTTCATCGACCACCTAATTAACATCAAGGTACTAGAGCCTATCGGTGAGAAAACGGTTGTTTGGGATGATTTAAACGAACAGTCATCGATGGATAAGCTTGATAGCGCTGAGAAGATGAGCCGAGTTAATCAAACTGCCCTCTCTACTGGTGAGCCAGTGTTTAGTGTCGAAGAAATTAGGGCGGCGGCTGGCTATGAAAATTATAGCGAAGAGCCATTAGGTGAAACTGATGAAAATACAGAAAATAAGGACGGCGATAAGACCCGGGACGAAAGCTGATCCAGCATCAGTCGATAAACTAGAACGTGGCGCAATGAGAGAGTTTGCGAAACGCATTCGCAGAATATCAAAAGGCTACATTCAACTTCTTAACAGGATCCCCTCTGAGCCAGTCGTCAATAGAAAATACCAATTCGATTTAGATCCTAACTATCTATCAATACTGTTGAGAGATGGTGAACTAATGGTTGATGAGGTGCTTTTGAATGGCGGTGAGTTCGGTAACTTTCTTTTCCTTGAGTATGTGAGCACAGCATACGAAAGAGGAACAGCACAGCAGTACGCAAACCTAGCACAGCAATCAACTGTCTACGCAGCTACTCAACAAAGTGTTGCGACGATACTGATGAGTGAGCCATATCAACTAAGAATGGCTCTAGTTCGCGCTCGTGTTTTCGAAGAGATGAAAGGGCTGTCTGGTCAGGTTAAAGCTGACATGGCCCGCATTCTTACAGATGGTATCGCGAGGGGTTTAAATCCTCGTGAAGTAGCGAGAAATCTAACCAATCAATCCGGCATTGAAACTCGCCGAGCTAATCGGATAGCAAGGACAGAGATACCAAGTGCATTGCGTAGGGCACGATTAGATGAAGCTGACGAAGCCAAGGAAATACTTAACCTTGAAACTCGCGAAATTCATATCTCTGCACTAAGCCCAACAACAAGAGCTAATCATGCAGCTAGACACGGGAAGATGTTTACGTCTGATGAGCAACGTGATTGGTGGGCTCGTGATGCCAATTCAATTAACTGTAAATGCTCAACCGTAACCGTTCTTGTTGATAAAGATGGCAAACCTTACAACAAGACTCTCATCAATAAACTGTTAGAGGAAAAAGAAGCCATGAAAGAACGTGGTTATCAATGGGCGGAGGAATAACTGATGCCAATTCAAGTAAATGTCACGACCAAGGTTAATAGCGCCTCTATACGGCGTGAAACATACAACGGTCGTGAACACATTATTATCCCAAGTTACACGCTACCAGCAAACGTCATTATGAATGGTGGATTATATCCAGCAAGTGAGATTGACGCCCATTACCGAGAGTTAGAAGGCACTCCTGCGCCATTAGGGCATCCTACGCTTGATGGTCAGTTTGTATCAGCGCTTTCTTTTGAAGGTCTTAATGTTGGGTATATCGGCGCGGCAAACAGGAATGTTTCCAAGGTCGGCAATCGCATCTATTTAGAAAAGTGGATAGATGTAGATAAGGCTAAAGAGTCAGAAGGCGGTAAAGAAGTTCTTCAGCGCGTCGAAGCGATTGAAAGTGGTGAAAGTTCAGAGCCAATTCATACGAGCGTTGCTGTTTTTCTTGAGCAGATCGAAGCAAACGAAGAACAGAAAGCGCAGGGTTATAACTGGATTGCAAAGATACACAGCATGGATCATGACGCAATTCTGCTTTATGAGTCAGGCGCAGCAACACCAGCTCAAGGCGTTGGCATGATGGTTAATGCTGATCAAGCCACAGAGGTTAAAACTAACAGTGACGCTCTAGTTGGTGAAACTTATCGTGAAAAATCACATCGCCTTGAAATGGCCGCAAAGAAACAGTTCGTTGCTGGTGATGGTTACGTGTGGGTATCGGACTTTACAGACACTCATGCAGTAATCGTTATCGATGGCGGTAATGCAAAACTACATTCATACACAAATGAAAATGGCAACATCACCTTTGATGCGCAAGGCGAAGAAGTTGAGCGTCAAGAGTCGTGGGTGAAGGTTGTAACAAACAAACTTAAATCAGCTTTCAGTAAACCGCAGGCAAGCCCTGCAATCAATAACAGCACGGAGGGCGACATGCCTTTAACTCAAGAAGAAAAAACAGAGCTTTATTCAGAAATCGGCAATCAAATTGCTGCGAATGTAACAAAAGCATTGGAAGGTATCACGTCAAAAATTGATACGTTACAAGCCAATCAAGATCAGTTAAAAGAAACTTTAACCGCAAATCAACGCGCAGAAGAAACCGAAATGCGCAAAGTAATTGCCGAAAAATACGGTGAAGTGGTGGCTAACTCACTGCAAGGTCAAGCACTGATCGACATGCATAAACAAATTGGTGACGCAGCAAGTTTGGCCGGCAACTCAGGCGCACAGCAAGAGCAAACTGGCGCACCAGATCCAGCAGCATACTTTGGAGGTGCTAAATAATGGCTACTAGTCGCTATCGCCGTGTAAACCTTGACGGTAAATCAATCACAGAAACTCGCGCAGCAAAAGCAGTTACGTTGCCGGGCACTTTTGTTGTTATTAACGCAGACAATGAGTTCGCTCAAGCCACCGCATTATCCGGTCGCATTTATGTAGCCAATCCAGCATATCACCAAGGGCTATCTATTCGTGATGGCGTTCCGGTTGGTGATTCTCTAGTTGGTGAGTATGTAGAAGAAGGTCGAGAGCTGGCTGTATTGGTTCCTGCTGGAACTTATAAAAAAGACTCTCCGATCAAGCTTGGTGCTGATGGTAAAGGCGCTCTTGCATCCGCTGATACGGAATCAGTAATTGGCTACTCTCAAGATGAAGTGACGCTAAAAGCTGATGATTTCATTCGTGTTCGCTTTCGTGTTGGCACTGTGGCTGCTGCGTAATTAAAAGGAAAAAACTATGTTTTATACTGCTGAAACTTTAGCAACAAATAGCCGACTGCAACGTCAGTGGGATAGTCTATGGGCTACACGTAATATCTACAACACGCAACATAACCTGATGATAAACCAGTATCGGAATGTCATGGATGGTGAGACTTTAGCGGCAAACCAGTCAGGCGGTTTCTCTAAGGACTTTTGGAAAGAAGTAGATAACAATATTATTCAGTTGCGCGACCAAGAAACAGGTATGGAAATCGTCAATGATTTAATGGGCCTGCAAACAGTGTTACCAATTGGCAAAACAGCGAAACTGTATAACGTGGTTGGCGATATTGCTGATGACGTATCAATCAGTATTGACGGTCAAGCTCCATACTCTCATGATCACACTGATTATGGTTCTGACGGCGACCCAATCCCAGTATTTACCGCTGGATTTGGTGTTAACTGGCGTCATGCTGCTGGTTTAAGCACAGTTGGTATTGACCTTGTTCTTGATTCTCAAACTGCAAAAATGCGTCAATTCAATAAGAAAGTAGTTAACTACTTCTTAAATGGTGATGCATCTATTAGTGTTGAGGGATACAAAGGTCAAGGCCTGAAAAATCACCGCAACACAGCGAAAATCGACTTAGGAGCTTCTGGTGCTAATATCGATTTAACCACAGCTGATTTGCCTGCATTGTTAGCGTTCTTTGGTTTTGGTGGTGCGTTCGGTCAGACTGCATTCAACAACAAAGTGGATGCTTACGATGTAATGTGGGTGAGTTACGAAGCATGGGGTAACTTAATTAAGCCTGTGGTTGTTTCTGTCGGTGCTGGTGCTGGTAATAGCGTGGTAAATGGTCGCATTATCGATACATTACTACCGTATGCTGGCGTGAAAGAAATTCGCCCTACTTATGCGCTTAAAGGCTCTGAGTTTATCGCTTATCAACGCCGTAAAGATGTAGTGACACCGTTAGTTGGTATGGCAACAGGTGTTGTTCCTAAGCCTCGCTTTATGCCACAGGAAAACTATAACTTCCAAATCATGAGCGCAGCAGGTCTGCAAATTACTCGTGACGGTGACGGTAAGTCTGGTGTGGTTTACGGTGCCAAACTGAGCTAAGGATCTGTAATGACAAAGTACGAGGTTATTATCCCTTGGCATGGTGTCGAAAAAGGTCAGGTGGTTGAGTTAGAAAATCTTCATCCAGCCTTTAAGGCTAATGTTAGAGCATTATCTAATGATGCCGCTGAGTTGGTCCCAGCCACACCAAAAGCCAAGTCTAAAAAAGACAAAGATGAATAGCCGCGAAAGCGGTTTTTTTATGCCCTCGAAAGGGGGCTTTGCTTTGTGAGGTAATCATGATCACAAAAGAGCAAGCCAAAGAGTACCTGACAGGGCAGGGAATAGAATTACCTGATTTTATTCTTGATGCACTTATTGAACAGGTAGGCAGTATTCAAGAGTGTCTTGATAAACACTATCCATCAGCAACCGCACTATTAATCCAGATGTATCTACTGTCACTCATGGCGCTTGGTCAGGGTGATAAGTATATCAGCTCACAAACAGCACCTAACGGCGCATCACGCTCATTTCGATATCAATCGTTCGGTGATAGATGGAAGGCGGCTGCGTCACTACTGCGGGGTTTAGATAAGCACGGTTGTGCTAATGGGTTAATACCAACCGATCCAACTCAAACTGCTCACGCTGGTTTGTGGATAGCGAAAGGTGGCTGTATGTGTAGGGGGGCGTAATGAGTTCAGTTGCGAATTGGGCTTACACCTCGTGGGCTACCTTATGGCGACCAAACGGAAAAGATAAATACGGCAAAGCTACATTCTCAGAGCCGGTTCATTTTCTTTGTGGTTATGGTAGCGAACTTAAATCTGGAAAGTTGGATGTTGGCTCTGAAATCACCATTAAGTTGGTTTTCTGGACTGAGTATGCTGATGCTAAAAAAGGTGACTTTATCGCTATTGGTAGGCACTCAGGCGATCCGTTATCTGTCGGTGCTGATGAAATAAAATTCATCAAACGCGATGAAGACCTATTTGAGCATATTGCAGATGACTACACTCTGATAACGGCGGTGTGATATGGGCGCAAAAGTAAGGGGTATTTCTCAGGCTAACGCAAACCTTAGAGCACTTGTTGGTGACATACAAGGTAAGAAAGTGATGAGAGCTATTCAGTCAGCTTTGTTGATTGGTAGTGCTCAGGCGGCTATATACACACCTATTGATACATCAACACTTATCAACTCCCAATTCAGGGAAGTCACAGTTAATGGCACTAGAGTAACCGGTCGCGTCGGATATACAGCAAACTACGCGGTTTATGTTCATGATCCAAGAATTAAGCAAAACTTTAGGCGTTCAAGTGCTCGTAAAGAGTTCTTATCTCGTGGTTTTGAAGATGAACGCAAGGCTATTGATGACGCGGTGAGACGGGAGCTTCAAATATGATACACGAGAAGTTTGAGCACTACTTAAACAGAGGTAATTTACTCGATGGTTTCATCGTTCAATATCTGACGTGGAATGAGCAACCAGACGAAAAGACTCAGCAATATGCTGTTATTCAGCCTGATGATGGTAGCGGACGATTTGCTGATTTGGGTGCTGATGATTTCGTGACGCTTGTTCTAGTATCTGCGCAGTATGATCCTGAACCTGCACTGATAAGAGCTAATGAAATTCTAAACTTTGTTGCTGAATTCCCTGATGATTGCGAACTCAATTCAATCTACAACTTAGGCGGTCTACCAAGACCCATACCGACAGAAGAAGGTCGGTTTATCCTCAAGCTTTCTTTCCGCTGTACATCTTAAATTAAACACATCTCAACAGGTCGCTTATGCGGCCTTTTTTTATTTGCAAATAAAGAGGTTATAACATGGCACAATGCCCTGATGATAAAGGCCTAGTGATGGGCAACGCAGGTATTCTGCGCATTGCAAAAGGCTGTCCTGACCAAGTACCAGCACAAGATCAATTCTTGCGCTTAGGTGCACTAACAAGCAAGTCATTCGATTTCGGTATGGAGACAGTGACATCTAATGCTGATGACACCAAAGGCTTAACTGAGTCAATTGTTACTGGCGCTGACTTTACCATTAGTTTCGATGGTGAATTAAAGAAAGCTGGTGTAACCGGTTCTACTTCCGCGTTTGATATTGCCAAAGAAATCCTTGATGAAATCAAAGCAAGTCGCCAACCGTCATATTGGGTTCAACTTGATATGAAAGGCGATGGCTCTGATGTTGTTCAGGGTTATATGGCGTTCACATCTTGGTCAATGGAGTTTCCAACAAAAGAAATTTCCACTTATTCAGGTGAATTGAAAGTCTATGACTCAGACACCGTTGAATGGCTACAAGAAGAAATCGTTGTTGAAAGCGTTGCCGTTGAGCCATCCACCCTGTCTGTAAAAGTGGGTGAAACCAAGACATTTACTGTCAAATTTACCCCAACCGATGCGACGAACAAAAACTATACTGCCGTAAGCGATAAGCCGAACTTTGCAACAGTTACCCAGCTTGTGAATGTGGTCACTGTGCGTGGTGTTGCCGAAGGTACTGCAAATATCACTGTCACATCTGAAGATGGTAGTAAAACAGCAAAATGCGTGGTTACTGTTACCGTTGCTTAATATTACAAAGGGTGCTTTCGAGTACCCTTGATAATATTCAGGAGGGATTATGACGCCTATTTTAGAAATCGGGGAGATGGTTATCTCTACTGATAAAAAGGATTACTTATTTAGACCATCGTTCATCAATATGACAAGAATCGGTGAGCCTAAACAGATTGTGAAAGCCTACGGTCAATTAAATGGTGCTGAGGTGCAAGAGTTAATTACTCGTGCCGTAATGAGCTACAGGGTTATTCCTGAGTGGTTAATAAAAGCCATTAGTAAGCCGACATACGGACGCAATATCCTACAAATTGCAATGATGGTTATGCAGGCGTGCTGTGATGATGATTGTTCAGAGCTCATTGGTGAATGGAGATCGGGTAAGCGAGGTATTGTCTATAAAAACGGCAAGATGCCAATCGCTGACATTATCGTCATTGCTCGAGAATTATTCACTCACGGAATTATCGGTAAAGCGAAGATCCGTAAACTTCAACGCAATGAAGGTAAAAACGAATTCTCAGATGAGTTTATGGCAATTGATTATATCAGTTCAGCTCGTGCGCACTTTGGTATGAATCGAGAGGAAGCCGAGCAGCTAACCATGACTGAATTTCAGATGATGCTCAAAGCTAAATACCCTGATGAGAAAGGCTTCACAAAAGAAGAATATGACAACATCATGAAGCAAGATGATAAGCGCAATGATGAACTGATTAGCGGTAAGCGTCGATTGGTGAGCAGGAAACGTAAATGAGTTAGTTTGCTTTCTTTTGCATTACCATCTATATAACATAACAACAAATTAACTAACGAGGATGGTGTTGTGAAAAGGTTATTATTATCTTGTTTTTTGGTTTTATCTGCCCTAATTATTTCTGGTTGCGCACAAGAAAAGCAAATTAACTACAACCAAAAATCATCCATGCTTTCATTAGGAATGGATAAAGATCAAGTAAGAACAGTTCTTGGTGACCCTAGAAGAACTGAAGTCAATACAGAAAGAGAAAGATGGGTATATTGGGGTAAAGTTTATTATGGATTTACTCCGGTAGATAACGAGCAGTTATCTCAGGATAGGTTAGTTGTGACATTTCAAGAGGGTAAAGTGACCAAGTGGGGGCAGCAAACGCTTTCTGATGATGCATTAGAGATGTCACAAAAAACAATTGAAGCTACTACTAACGCAATAAAAGCATCACAGTAAAATACTTTAAAGATTACACAACCCTGCCAACTGGCGGGGTTTTTCATTTTAAGGAGCCGATAAATGGCACAAGTAGGCGAAATTGTTTATCAAGTACAGATGGATGTTCAGCAACTACTTACATCTCAACAGCAGTTAGAGCAACGCCTTAATCGCATGGATAGTAGCTTTAACCGAACGTCTCAGTCAGTAAATAACACAGAGCGTTCAATGCAGTCTCTATCTAAAGTTGCGGCTGCTCTGACTGGTTATTTATCGGCTTCAATGGTTGCTAGTTATTCCGAAGCATGGACTGAATTAAACAACAAGCTATCTAACTCAGTTCGTGCGAGTGAGTCACTTGTTGATGTTACTCAGCGAGTATTTGATATCTCTCAAGCAACGCGATCTAGCCTCGATGCCACAGCAACGCTCTATGCACGATTAGAGCGAGGCACGAGAGAATACAACACATCAGCAGCGGACTTGGCAAAATTAACATCCATCATCAACCAAGGCTTTATCGTCTCTGGTGCTACTGCACAGGAAGCAGAAAACGCCATTATTCAGCTATCTCAGGGTATCGCGTCTGGCGTTCTCCGTGGTGAGGAATTTAACTCAGTAGCAGAGCAGGGTAGCCGCTTGATGGTTGCGCTTGCTGACTCAATGGGTGTTGGTATTGGTCAGCTGCGCAAGATGGCTGCGGAAGGTAAACTAACTACTGATGTTGTTGTGAAAGGATTGCTTTCTCAAGGTGATGCGATCGGTAAAGAGTTCGCTAAAACTACTCGAACAATGTCTCAGGCATTTCAAGAGGCAGGGAACAACTTAACCAAGTTTCTTGGTGAAAACACAACAATAAAAGCATCTATTAACGTATTCAGTGATGCTGTAATTACTGTTAGTAAAAGTTTGGATGAACTTAGTTCCGTCTTGACAGTAATCGCTGCGGTGGTTGGTTCAAGATATGTTGGCGCATTAGCTATGGCTACCAAGTCAAAAATTATGATGGCAGCAGCTTCTCGTCAAGAGTCAGTCGCCACACTGCAATCAGCGAAAGCCAGCGAGTATGCTACAAATATGTCAGTCAGAAAGGCTCAGGCTGATTTGGCTTCTGCTAGATCTGCTGTTGCACTTGCTCAGGCAGAGTACAATGTTGCGAAAGGAACGTTAGCGGAAGCAACTGCACTTGATAACTTAATTGCTAAAAAAACATTGGCTTCAAAAGCTGCAATAACGTTAACTCAAGCAACACAAGCGCAAACAGCAGCAATGGCAAACTCAGCAGCAGCGGCAAAGTCAGCGTCATTGTCCATGGGTTTATTGCGTGGCGCTATGGGAATGTTAGGCGGACCTGCTGGTGTGGCCATGTTAGCTGGTGCTGCTATATATTACTTTTATCAACAATCAAAAGAAGCTAGAGAAGAATCAAATAAGTTTGCTGACGACATAAGAGGTCTTACGGAGGAGTATAAAAAATTCTCTAGAGCAGCAAAAGAAGCGGCTATAGTTGAGGCTAAAAAACACTTAGAAGTCGCTGATGAAGAAGCTGCAAAACTTAAGTACACGATCAGTTTGATTGAAAAAGAGATTAAAGAATTAAATGATGGATTTGATTTATTTGGGTTAAATGCTGATAAGTCAGCTAAATTTACAGACCAACTAAAAACAGCTGTTGCTAATTTAGAAAAGCAAGAGGAAAGAAGGGGTAATATTCTCTATAAAATAGAGATGATGCAGTCTGATTTAAATGGAACATTAAAACAAGGAGCAGATCTTCTGCAGAGAGAGTCATCCATATTGCCAAACGCTAAAGATGCTTGGAATGCTTATGGTTTCTCTATCGAGCGTGCAACCAGACAAAAGAAAGAATTTAATGCACAAAGCTTAATAATGGAGTGGTCAGACAAAGGTCTTGACTTGAGAAAATCTCTAGAGAGAGAAGCTAAATTAGCTAACGCAAAAAGTGAGATTGACAAAAGAAAGCTACAAGTTGAGTTTTACGCAGAAGATAATGGATTGTCAGAGCAAGAGGTAGCATCATTAAATCAATATGCTATAGCTGCACAAGAAGCTCAAGATGCCGCTGCCGAACGTAACAAAACAACCAAGGAATCAACCAAAGCCACAGATGCTGCTTATGAAGCACTAAAGCGCCAGAGAGAAGAAATTGAGCTTTTAAACAAAGGTTATAAAGACGGATCTCTTGAAATGGCTAAGTATGATGCGGTTAAAGCATTGGGTGATACGGCATCTCCTAAACAGATTGAAAAAGCGGAGCAACTCGCAGAAGAAAAATACAACATACAGAGAGCAGCTAAAAACAAAGAGCTTGCTCTTGAGATTGACACAATAAGAAAGTTAGATGAAGAGAGAAAATCAAGGTTAAACACGCTAGATGAGTTACTAGCTAGTGAAGATATATCTTTTGAACTTCATCAAATTAAACGCCTTGAAATAGCAAGCGAGTATTCTCGCAAAATAGCAGAAGAAAACGCCAAACTTTCAGCCAATCCAATTGAAGATAACAGGGCTCAGTTCGATCCAGTTCAGCAATTGAAAAATGAGAACGCTAAAAAACTAGCGCTTATGGATAAGTATTATGCTGATGAAATGGCAATCATTAATCAAGCGTATGCGAATCAACAGATCTCACACGAGCAATTTACGACAGCTAAGCAAATTACTGACGCACAATACCTTCAAATAAGAACGGCACAGGAAAAGCAATTCAACGAACAGCAAACTGCCGCACAGTGGCAGATGTTAAGTCAGCAAAGCTTAGGTTTTGACATGCTTACATCTGCCGTTGATGCAATGGCTGGGAGCGCATCGAATGCCATTACTGGATTGTTAACTGGCACCATGACGGCTGCTGATGCAATGAGATCACTAGGTAACACAATACTAAACAGTGTTGTTAATTCCATTGTTCAGACCGGTGTTGAAATGCTGAAGAATTTCATTATTGGAAAAACAATGGGCGCCGCTGCCGCTGCCGCATCTATAGGGGAGGCAGCCGTTGTTGCTTCCGCGTGGGCTCCTGCCGCTGCGTTTGTTTCTTTAGCTACCATGGGGGCTAATGCCGCGCCAGCTAATGCAAGTTTAGTTGGAACTACTGGTCTTGCTTCAACATTGGCAATTTCTGGTGCTCGTAAAAATGGCGGACCTGTTGGCGCTGGTTCAATGTATCGAGTTGGTGAAGGTGGCAAACCTGAGATATTTAAGGCTAACAACGGTCGCCAATACATGATACCCGGTGACAATGGAAAAGTTATTTCCAATAAAGATATGCAGGGCGGTGGTATGAATGTGAATGTTGTTTTTAATGACTATTCATCTGGTGGCCACAAGTTTGATGCGCAGACATCGCAAGATGGAAATACGCTAACTGTTCAGGCATTCATTATGGATATGGATAACAAAGGACCTATGCTTCAATCCATCACAAGAAACACATCGGCAACAGCGAGAGCGAGAGGTTGATATATGGTTATTAATTACCCTGACTGGCTTCCTCTGGCGCAGAAAGCTGATAAAAGCATGACGCTAGATACTGGCTTCTTGACAGATCAACCACAGGTAGGCGCACCTATATTTCAAAAACTCACTGATGACTTAAAAACTGTATGGAGTGTGAATTGGATATTTACACTTCAGCAGGAACGGGCATTTGCGCAATGGTTGCGAAGTCCTAACTATCTTGATAATTGCAATCGCTGGTTCAGGATGAAAATTAATCTTGGTGGTAGCGGGTTACAGGAGCAGGAATTACATTTTGTTTCCTATCCAGTGCAAACCAGTATTAATGGATCTTCTGTAACATGGACTGGTCAGGTTATTAGTAAGAAGCTTTATAATTCAGATGATGAATTCGACGATATTATTGTTGAGTTTCCTCCATCATTTGGAAGTTGGCTTGATATTATCGTCACTGAGACTCTACCAAAGTATAAGGAGTTGTAATGCCTACACTAAGAGAGTATCGGGCACAAAGGCCAAACAGAATACTTTATGAGACACTGCAATTTAGTCATCCGTCATTTGGCGATATCTATCTTGTTACAGGGCAAATATTTCCCAAAAAACTTGGAGGTATTGAATATCAGCCGTGTAATTTCGAACTGTCAGATAGCCAGCAAAGCCGAACGCCCATCATTGACGCCAGTGTTAAATTCAGCCGTGTCGCACAAGACTTTAAGCAGAAACTTAAGCTATGGAAATCATTCAACAGGATGACACCCATAGAGGCTACTTATCGCTTGTTTGATGAGAAAGACAAAGGAACAGCAATTACTCGATGGAAATTATTTGTGAAAGATGTGTCGATGGATCATGAAAGTGTCACTGTCACACTATCTATGAGTAATCCATTAAATAAAAATATCGGACGCATTTATGAGCCACAAGAATGGCCGGGCTTGGAGGCTGTATGACAACTCAAGATTTCATCAATAAGGTAATCGGTAAACCATGGAAAAACCGGTCTTGCACATTTGACGCTATGGATTGTTGGGGGCTCGTCGTTCTCTATTATCGTCACGCTCTAGGTATTGAGATCCACCATGACGCAGGCTATGAGTCGGAAACTGATTTTGTTACTTGCTATAACAATGAAGTTGAGTTTTGGGAGAGAGTAAATAAACCAGAAAATAACGGAATATTTATAGGATACATAGGATCAAAACCCGCTCACATTGGCTTGATTGTCGATGGTAACGCATTACATAGTCGAGGTGAAAACGGTTCTGTGAGAATGGATAGGTTGATTGTTCTTGAGAGAAAGTTCACTAAGTTGGAGTTTATGAAATATGCCAACAATTGAAATTCAGCGTGTCGCTGGAGTGCCGAAAGAGAGAGTCGAGATAAAAGCCGGCTCTCTTTTTTTTGATTGGTTAAAAGAGCAAAACTTTCATCATGACGTTGATATCTATGTTAACGGCGTAAAACTTAACGATGATGATCGCCTTGATTTTATTGTTAGTGAATTTCATCACATTCAAATATTCGACCAACCGAAGGGGATTATTGGCGACATTCTTAATCCAGTATTTAAGTTTGTTTCCAAGATATTTTCATTCTTAGCGCCTAAAGCGCCATCATTTAGCGCCGCTGATGTGAATGCAAAGGAAAGTCCTAATAATCGATTAACTGGTCAAACCAATATAGCTAGAACATATCAGGCTAGACCTGAAATTCACGGACAAGTTAGAGCTTTTCCCGATCTCATTCAGCAATCAATGTTTGAATACATCGACAATAAAAAGATGGTTACCGAGTGGATGAACTTTGGTATCGGTTACTACACGATTGAGAATGTGAAATATTCAGAGTCTGAGCTGATCGCCCTTGATGGTGCCAGTTATCAGATATTCCAGCCGGGTGAAGTGATCCCACAGATATTCGAGGGTTTTGAGTTCCCTGATGTTGACGGACAAGAAATACCGGGGCCGAATGAAAGTGACGAAATTCCACAATATGAGGCTACTGCTAACAATGTTATTTCTGGTGAAATTAAAGGTGGTGAGGCGGCTATAAAGATAGAGAAACAAGATGAGTTTCGATATTTTATGGATATCGTAAAGCCTCGTTCAGTAAGCCTTGTTGTTAATGTGACTTATGATACTCCGCAGGGTTCGGTTACAAAGGATATTAAGGTTGATGCTTATCTATCTGATGCGAAAGAAAGTGATGATGGCGCTATTATTTCACCAAAATATTACTATGAATTCTTTTTCACTAATTTAACCGGTGGTGATTTGGCAACTCTACCGCCTAATGCAATAGTCAACACATCAAAGTTTATTCTCTATGACAACCAATTCCTGACAGTAGGGCCTTTCTTCTCTCCACTTGATGGTGGTGAGTTATGGGTGCATTTAAATGCCCAACTTGGTGATGGCGATTATGCTAATGCAAGAATTGAATTCTGGAAAGTTGATGAGAATAACAATGAAGTAGCTGGAACAAGAGAGTCATTCAATAGAGGGTTCCCATCTGCACCAAAAACAAAAACATACTATCTGACGGAAAAATTCAAGCCGTTAGCTGGATATGGAAGATATGCGCTTCAACTAACTAGATTAGAAAACAGTAATGATCACAGCATTCTTAAGCTAGAGGAAGTCTTTATTGTTAGAGAGAGAATTAACGAAGTACATGAAGAAGATACACTTGTTAAGGTAACAGTGAGGGCAACAGAGGCACCAACGGGAACAAGAGAGCGTAAATACAACGCACTGGCTACACGTCATGTTATTAGTTACGACATGAATAGCCGTAGCGTTGACTATACATTAAGGCCATCACGATCATTTGCTGATGCGGTCGCTCACACTTGGCTAGTTACCGCAGGACAGCCAGAAAGCACTATAGATTTATATGGTTTGTATTCAATCTATGAATCACTTCCAGATAAGCGCTTAGGATATTTTGATTACACGTTTGATGATGAAGATGTATCGCTGGGTCAGCGTATAGAAACAATATGCAACGTTGCTCGTGTTATTTCATTTTGGGATAACGGCGTGCTTACATTTACTCGTGAGGAGGAAAAGAAATATCCATCTGGTACATTTAACAGGGCTAACACGACAGGAAATGGATTCTCGCTGTCTTATGATATGACAATGCCGAGTGGTAATGATGGTGTTGAGATTGAATATGTAAACCCTAAAACCAACAAAAAGACCTACCTTAAATATCGTATTGAAGATAACAAAATAGTTAACAAGCCAGCCAAGAACCCTAACAAAATAACCATTCACGGTAGTCGTAATGAGTATCAGGCGACGGATAGGGCACTATTAGAAATGGATAGGTTAATACATCAGCGTATGAGTATCAGTGTGCAAACTCTCGCAGATGGTGATTATGTCTATCCGGGTGACTTAATTATTGTTGCTGACACATACGATAAGAATCAACAGGCTGGTTATATAGTTGAGAGGATCGGAAATCAATTTTCAACAAATGAAAAAGTTGTTTTTGATGGTGAGATGTTTGTTTGTGTTACCGATCATCTAGGTAATACGACAGAAAGATTTAAAGCCACACCGAGAAGCGATACAGCTTACGGATTTATCGCTGATATACCTGATATCCAGCTAAACATATATGACGGCACGAATGTTCAATCTCCGTCACGTTACGTTATATCCAATATCGTTGAAATGGACTCAATGAGATGGATTGTAAGCGACAAAAAGCCTAATGCGGATGGAACTTTCAGTATTACAGCAAGTGAATATTTTTCTGCAAAGAAAGATTACAACGTTTAATTAAATTCATTTCAATCATAGTCAGCCTAAGTGCTGGCTTTTTTATTGGGAAAAATTATGTCTACAATTCCAACACAAAATCCAGTTCCAAGTGAAGCACCAAGAGATCTTAAATTTAATTCAGGGAAAGTTGACGAGTTCGTTACGTCAAATAATCACTTTTACACTGACCGTTTTGGTAAAAAACATTATACAATAGATGGTATTAACCATTTATCAAAACAGGCAATGCTTAACTATGGCTATATCACGAAGAGTTCTTTTGAGTCGGGTAATACCATCATCAACCCTAATGATGCTCTTCTCTGGGAAGTTAATGGCGAGTACTACAAATGGGGAGGTAAGCTCCCCAAAGTAGTTCCCCCGAATTCCACACCTGACTCTACCGGTGGAATAGGAGGGGGAAAATGGCTGAGTGTTGGTGATTCATCATTAAGAACTGATATCGAAAAGAATAAATATATAGATGACGCAACTTCAATATATTTTATTCCTGGAGTTGATTTATCTAATGAAACTACAGATAACAGAGATGCAATATATGAATTTGATGGCAACGTATTCATACCTCGTGGAGTTAGTGTTCGTTGCAATCTGCTTCCAGACGATGATGTAACTATATTTAAGGGTTTCGGGAGTATAAAAACAAGAGATATATTTGGCAAGGAACATATCTTTGATGTTGAAAAGGCTAATGATAAATACACTTTAGGTGTCTCTGCTTTAATTAATAAAAAAGCCAGATTAAATGAAGTTTGTACAATAGGAATAATCGGCGATTCAATAACTGACGGAGCATATGGTGCCGGCTGGAAAGAGAATCCAACAGATGAAAATGGCAATCTGTCTTCTACAGATTATAATCACAACCTAAACGGAGGAGCTGGTTCTTGGTTCAGGACATTTACAGACAACTTAAATAATCTAGTTAGAAGAAATTATTTCGGATTCCATGCATTTAATTGCGCCTCTTCGGGAAAGAGGTTGATTGATGGTTGGGCTAATAGAAATTTTGATTATGGATTTTTCCAGAATTCTCAATATGGTAAAACTGCTCCTGATATTTGTTATTTAGCCATGGGGGTTAATGATGATAGCCAAATAGAATCTGTTGGTTTTGATAATTACTTGCATAGATTTGTGGAGTTTATCACTAAAGCTAAAGGGTATGGCTGCGAAGTTTGTGTAGTTAGTCTAAATCAAAATACTAGTAAATGGTCGCTGCTAGAGAACTCAATTAAGGCTCATATAGAGAATATATTCCCATCAGTTGAGTTCTTAGATCTTTCCTCAGAAACAACCAGGATGTATACAGGGATAGGGGAGCTAACGGCGGATGAAGTGGCAGGCAGACCGACGGGTGTTTTAGATATCACTCATTTTGGAATTCAAGGTCATAGGTATATAGGTGCATATGCAGCAGTAAAAACTTTTTATAAGAGAGTGTATGCCGCAAGAGTTAGCGATAATTTAGTGCCAACTACTCCATTATCAGCCAATATATGGGGATACCCATCAAATAAAACATATGAAATATGGCTAGATAGAATGGATGGTAATGATTTTTTATCTTCAATTGGGGGGTGGGGGTGCGTTTCTCCAGACTCAGAAAATATAACTATTCGCTATCCTATATATATTAATGAAAATGACATACATCTTGTGGTCTATGAGCCAAGATCATCAGTGTTTACCAATTCCTCTAGAAATCACTCAATGAGAATCATACAGAGTGATCTAAGAAACAACCCATACATATCAATAAACCCTTTTAGTAGAGGGAAAGAGTCTTTCTCTGAAAAATTAACCACTTATGTAGGTAAGTTACGCAGAGGGTTGAATTTTATTGAAATTGTTTATGATGGTCAGCCAAGTAAAGTGTTTGTTCCTGGGCTGTTATTTAGAGCAGGAATAAGAACATGCATTGATCTTAAATCTTCATTCAATGTTTCTGGAAGTGATTTGAGATATGTAAATGGAAATATTTTAAAATCAATTCCAGACACAAACTATCAATATATAATGAGCGATATTGAGGATGAAGCCCCTGACTCTGCGTATGGTTTGTCTGGAAATCAGATAACAACTTTATCATTGAAGAAATTTAATATTGGACTATCTGTTATATTTAACTACAAGACAAACTGTAGCTCAGGATGTGGTATTAGGAGGGTTGACAGTAATAAAATTGAGACTTTTACCATAAAAAATGGTGAAGAAAGTCTTGTTGAGTCAAAAGAATTTAGCTTTGGAGTTGATGGTATCGATATCACTAAGTCAGGCTCAATTATTAAGATTTCTCAAGGAGAAAACACCATGGAATTTAACATTTCTGGATTCTATGGAGGAGTGACATTAGTTGGATCACCGACAGGTGGTAACGTTAGTGTAAGCATGGAAAGCTACCGTTCTTTTTTTTCAAGATAGACATAAGCAAAGAGTGAGTAATTTATGGTTTAACCTTTATTCGCGTGCTCACTATATGGTAGCAGACGAACCGCGTACTCACGCAAATGTGCTGGTCGTTGTCGTTCAACTTCGGACGCAACAACTGGCATATTGGGTCGCTCTTTGTATGCGACACCACTTGCGGCCAAATCGACATTAATTTTGTCTTTTTCTTCTTGAGTTAGGTTTGCGAGGTTCATAGTAGATCCGGTTAGTTTTTGGAGAGTATAGTAGGGTGGGAGAATTTTGGAGTGTGTCATTTTTGTGTCGTACACAACGACACATCAACGACATTGTGAGGTGATTAACGACACGTAACGACACAAAACCAAATGCGAACAAGGATAAATCTAGTTATTTCATGGTGTTAAATGATGCTCTACGTTCTTCTAAGCCGTAGGTCACAGGTTCGAATCCTGTAGGGCGTACCATTTAAAATCAACACCTTATGAGATTTTAAAAAGAAACCCGCGAGAGATGCGGGTCAAGTAACGGGTCAAATTAGCATTACCATTTTTCGCTTTTAACCCACTCTTCATAGACATGCTCTGGCTAATCTAAAAATGTGCCAGCTTTCGTTTTTTGTGGTCTTGGAAACTCCTTTCTCTTTGCATACATTCTCCATAACGTAGTTTTACTTTTCTCTGTCAATTAAATTGGGCTGTGTTGATAACAGTATTGAAACGCCACTCGACGTTAATAAACAGTCACTTATTTGGAACGACTCTGCAGTTATAGAGGACGGTTCTATTCTCGTGAGAATACGTGAGATAGAAGAAGCACAGAAAGCGGAAAAAATGCAGACAGAAAGAAGAGGAAGAAAGCTAGGATAGCATAAATAACATTCATTCATATTAATATAAAAAGATAATCACAATATAATAAATCTTTATATTGTGATTATCAATTATTCTAAAAATTAGACACCAAAGTTAAAAGTGAGAACAGCCTCCCCGAT